TCTAAGTCTTTTAAATATGTTTCTTCATCAACAAATCCATTATTTAAAGTCTTTAATCGTCCTTTATAATAACTTTCAACTGTCTTTTGATATTTAGTCTCTACTTGAGTAAATCTACTTTCAGGCTCTAAGGAAAATACCTTTTTAAATTCAGCGTCAGGATTAATTATTTTCCTGCCCTCTAAATCTTCAGCGGTTATCATTTCCTCGAGTTCCTTAATTCTTTCTTCCATATAGCTATGATCTATATTACCCCATATTTTTTTTACTTCAGCTCGAAAGTATGATATATCTTTTTTATTTTTTAAACTTTCAAAGAACAATACCTTAGTTTTATTCATCAATTTATAATATTCAGTTTGAGCTAAATATACGGAATCATTAATAAATAAATTATAAGGGTCTTTCATTATACCTCACCAAATTTTATTTCCATTTCGTTATTTTCTTTATTCCAATCTTCAACTAACTTATCAATACGTTTTTGATTTTCTTTATCATTTACGTAATCCTTATCAATAAGTTTTTCAATAATTGGAGTTATAATTTTCGCCTTTACTGAGTAAGGTACTGCTCCTACGCCCTGTACTGACCTCAATACTTGAAGTTTTTTCATATCGTCAAATTTTTCATTTGAGCCATAATCCCATACAAGATTATCAGGTAGTAGATTAATTTCCATTTTTTGAGATTGTTGAAGTTTGATTATATTACTAAATAAATTATTTAGTTGAGGCTCTATTTGAGTTTTTATTGCTTCTACTGTCATATCGCTAGCATTTTTACTTAAATCAATATTAGCGGTATTCATATAAGCGTCTTTTTCATAGCCGAAGCTTGCAGGACTTAATCCCGCATTTTGAATTACTTGATAATCATAGAATTTAAAAGTTTCTATATATTTATCAGTTCTTACTTCACCCTGTAAAAATTGGAATAATTGGTGTTCTTTATCGCCAGGAAGTAGGGTAAAGTAGTCTTGTAACGTACCTACGTTAATAGATTGTACGTTATAATAAGTACTTCCAGGCTTCCAATTACTAACTATATCGCTACTTTGATAGTGTTGACTCGTTACGATTCTCGTCTTAGTCTTTTCTATTTCTTCAGCCATAGTATTAATTACAACCATTTCTTCATTTAATAACTTTTCGCTATCTTTAAAGAAATTAGTACCTATATCAATATTTACTAATACTTCATAATCTAATACATAATTAGGCAAAAATTCGCTATTAGTAGCTCGATTAAATTCGTTAATACTAATATATTCGTATTTATCGCCTTTTTGTTTATCACATTTACCAGCAGTAAATTTAATAGTAGATTGACCGTTCTTTATTTCTATATGACGTTTTAATTCATAATTATAATTATCAAATTCAGTAAAATCTTGAATAATATCGCAAGAAATAACTTTATCAAATTTTTGTATCAAGTTATGAATCTCGCTTTTTTTAATACACTCAAGATAAACTTTATTATCAAATTTATGTAAATATATAAATGATTCTTCTTGATATATTGCTAACTCTAAAGCTTCCTTTAAAGTAGGCATTAACCAATTAATATTTAATCCCTCAGTTTGAGTTACTAATTCGCTACCGAATATTTGATTAACTATATATGTACTAATTTTTTTAGCACTAGGGCTTACTACGTATTTATCTTGCCATTTAATAGTAGGCTTACCATTTTTTCCACCTGGTACAAATACTTCAGCTTTTACTTTAATATATGGAGCTTGAAGTACGTTAAAAGGTCTTATTGTTCCGTTCATTATGCTTCAACTCCCTCATATAATTTAGTTTCTACGTGCAATTCTTTTTTATCATTATTTGTATATTTTAATTTTACAGGTTTAACGATAATTAAAGCATTATTTGAGCCTAATATGTATTTTTTAAATAAAACTCTTACTACGAATACGTTGTTAAATATAGCGTCTAATTCGTCATCAATTTCAGCTAATTTAATTTTTTTAATAAAATGATTATTAGCGTATAAATAGATTTTCCATTTGTCTTTTTTATCTTTTTTCTTGAATAATCTAATCATCATTTAACCTCCTTTATATTAAAAAAAGCATACACTCCAACTTAGGACTATATGCTTCTTAGAGTTGCGACACTCTTTTATTGCACTTATACAATATTATATTATCATATCTTTTAAATTATTTCAATATTTATTTTTTATAGCTACGTATATATTTATAGTGAGTTTCATATATAGCGTAAACTTCTATTGACCGACACGCACGGCAGGGAATCTCAATTATTAAAGGTATTTCTAAAGATACTCCTAGCTTTCGTATTGCTTCAAGATACGATTCTATATTTATCTTCGTTAGAAATCTTTTCGAATTTTTGCACCTAATTTCCATTTTTTCAACCCTTTCTTATACCGTAGGACAACGGTCAGTATCTTTCCACTCAGCTATCAAATAACGAGTAGCGTCTATTGAGTGATCGTATTCTTTTTTATAACAGTTAGCACCCTCACGGATTGACTTAACCGTATCATATTGATATGATTCAAATTCTAATAATGAATCATCTTTACCTGATAATTCGTAAGTTCCGTCATTATGAAATATTTTAATACTAGGACTTTCTAATATATAAAAATATTCTTTATAGATTAATGATTGTAAGTGTTGGACTCCTGAATCAACTGAGCCTGCACCTTTAGGAGCTTTTTTATACGGAATATTATCAGCGTCTAATCTATTACAAAAATGAGTCGCCTCACTATCGACTACGTTAGTAGTAATAGGTATTAGAGGGTAATTTTCTTTTAAATAAATCATAAAATATCTTAACTGTAACGAATAAAATTCGGTCGTAGGATTATCGCTCATTTCTTTAGGGTCGTGATAATAACATTTTAACCTTACGAGTACCCACTTTCTTTTATTGGTATCATAACATAAAGCAATCGGTACGAAAGTAGTAGCATTTACGCTTCCGTAGTCAACTCCTAATCCTATTTCTCTAACTTGTAAGCCATTTAAAGAGTCTATTTTATTAATTTTATTAAATACTTTACCCTCAGCTACGACCCATTTATTATATATTTTTTGTTCTCTTAAACTTCCAGGCGGGAACATATTTACAACTTCCTTTATTTTTTCAGGAGTATTTAACATTGGATTATCATAAGGAAAAAATTTATAATGTTTAGCTTCGGGATTTTTATCTAAATAATCCTTTTTATAATCGTGATTCTCGCTACCCTCTACGTTAAACGAGTGAATCGTTTTAAGGTAAGGGTGACCTGCAAAAGATACTTGACGTCCTGGAAATTCGTTAAAAGCCTGTTGTAATTGCTTTTGAGTATATATTCGAGCTGATTCATCAACCCACTCAAGAATTAAAGGCTTACCTAAGATTTTATTAAACGCTAACACGTTATTAAATCCAAAGAAATAAATTTTTAAATTAAATATCTTTAAATACTTTTCATCACCTGAGCCGTATTTTAATTCATAATCACCTGGCTTATTATGTTCTTTCTTTTTATAGCCCATACCTTTTAAAAAGTTTTCTAATACGTCAACGATATTTCCTTTAATCGTATCTATGCTCCACCCAATAATAGCTCCGTTATATTGTTTATTAGGGTCATATTTATAAAGCTCTTGAGCGTATAAAATAACTGAATAGCATATAATATACGTCTTACCAGATTGAGTAGATCCTAATACGAATATTTTAGGAACGTTAGGAGCTATTATAGACTCCTTTAAAGATTCTTGCTTACTTGTTATCGTTAGTTTTAACTGATTTTTCATCAATTAAAATTCCCTCTTTATCAACTTTAATTTCGCAATCTTTACAACTTTTTTTATTTTTTTCTTTAGGACAATTTTTAGCGTCCATTTCAAGTATATCGTCGCCTGATACTATTTTATTATTACTACCGACTACCATATATCTATTTTCGCCTACTTTAATAAATTCCCTCTTTTGCATTTTTAATCACCTCTCTTTTATTTAGATTTTAAAGGTTTTACCATTATCGCAGTACATACCTACGCCCTTAGATATAACTTTATAAGTTCTTCCGTCTTTACAACCTAAAGTATTTACTTCACCTTTATTAATATTAGGTACGAATCCTTTAGGAACAACAGGGTCGCCTACTGCTTTTAAAGAAACAGGATTATTATTTAAGTCTATTACTTCAACTGGAGCTTCATCTAAAATAATATCTTTAGTTTTTTCTTCTACTTTAATACCTTTCTTAGCCATAATTTGACCTCCTTTCTTCGTACTATTAAATAGCACTATGGAATATATATAAATATACACTCCATACTACCATTTAATCGGTAGTATTATTTAGTTAATTCTAATCTTAAACGAGAATATATAACTTCTTCATATTGTATTAATAATTCCATTTGTTTAATCATTAATTCCATATTTCTATTTTGTTTTTCGTCCATAATTCTATTTTTATTTTCAGTTATATATTTATCAAGTTTCATACGCTTTTCGATTATATCTCTATATTCAAATAGCAATCTATATTTATATTCGTTAATTTCTTCACATTGTTTAACTTCTTCAATTAATTCTCTATCAATATTCATTTTATTTCCTCCAATTATTTATTTTCATCATATAAAGTTTTTTCTAAGTCGCTATTATCTACTACTTCAATTATAACCTTACTTTGACTTTTTTCTTCTTCCTTAGGTTTATCGGGATTAGTAAATAGACTATATCTATCAGCTAGCATTTTAGTAGCCGTCAATCTATCTTTAACTGAAGTTTCAAATCCTAACTGGTCTTTAACTTCGCCTCTAATAACTGAGGTAATAAATTCAAGTAATTCGTCAGCGTCAGCAATAGCCTTTTTTATTTCTTTTTCTTCTTTAGGCTTTAATCTTTCTTCTATATATTTTTTTACATTAGGTTTATGTATGACTTTATAACCCTCAACTCTCGCCGTAGTTTCTTTTGCGTTAGGGTGAAATTTTAAATAACTTTGAGTATAGTTACCTGTCTTAATATATTCTTCAGCAATTAATATTTGCTTATGAGTCAGCTTCTTACTTTCTTCAGGAATAATAACCTTTTCTTTTTTAGACTTGCTAGACTTATTAGAATATTTAGTCTTTAAGTCTTTTAATTGTTTTTGACCTGGTGACTTTCTCTTTAATGTTTCACGTGAAACATTTTCACTCGTCATTTTTTGCCTCACCTACCTTTTGTAAATATTTAATAATAGTAGCGTACTTAGTAGCTCCTTTAAATTCTTTTGTATCGCACCAATATTTAACAACTTCTTTTCCTGTCTTTTCGTCTATTACGATTCTATCGTGCCATATTTTGAGATAGCATACGGTAATCATAGCGTTAAACTTTTCACTATATTTCATTTCTTTAACATATTGTATTTCAAATCCATATTGATTTAATCTTAGCAATAACGCCTTTATATATTTTTCATAGTCCATAGTCTATTACCTCACTAACTCTTTTAACTTTTTTATTAACATATATAAGTAATATTTTCTTAGTGGTGGCGTGTTATGTTTCTTAAATTCATCTTCGCAATCTTTTAAAAGTATAATTGCTTCAAATTCATTTATCTTTTTCTTACTCATTACCTATCACCCTATCTTTATTACTTTACATTACTAACCCCCTACCCTACTGCTATATACCCCTATTTTTCCGCTTTTTTCGGTCTTTTACCCCTCCCCTATCGCATTTTTACGGTAGAGTAGGGGAGTTTGCTTTACACGTAAACTTTACTTATTATTATCTTCTAACCAACCCATTTTTTTATATATTTCGTACCATATTTCTTCTTTAAAACATAGATTTAATATAATAACGCTTGTTTCCACCACTACACTAAATAATATAAATAATATAATAACTAGCGTTTCCATAACCTAACTCCTAAAGACTTCTTGCCATTTATCATAATCATTTATATAAGAATAATCTTTAAGATTCTTTTTATACTTATTTTTATTATTTATTAAATCTTCTATTTTAAAATCTAATTCGTCATCTAATAATATACCCATTTTTTCAGGATTATTTCTTTCGTGATATACGGGCATATTCATAGTTATAGTAGGCACTCCTAATATATGAGCTTCGTCATAAACTATACTCCAAGATTCTAAAGGTGATAATAATAATCCGTAATCAGCTCTTACTAAATATTTATATGGATTTATTTCGTGACCTGTAATAACTATATTATATTTTTTTATTGCTTCATTTATTAAGTTAATAGTATCATCATCAAATCCAGCACCGACTATATACCATACATAATTAATTCCTGAATTATGAATCTTATCAATAAATTTTATTGCCTTATCAAATCCTTTTTCTTTTCCTATTCTTGATACAGTAACAAAAGTTAAATCGGCTTTTTTCATATTTACTGATTCCTTTGATAGTTCTATAATTCTTTTTTGATTTAACGTATATAAAATATCATTAATACTCGATTCAATACCTCCTAAAGATATTAAATCATAAAATAGACATATATTTTTCATATTATCGCCCCTCTTATTAATTATTTAATTTAGATAATACTTTATTATTGATTTCTTTAGCGTAATTAACTGCTTCTTCTTTAGTTGTAAATGATTTAGATAATCTTAATTGATTTCTTACAACCCATATTTGAGATACTTCTACGTCCATATCTATAATAGTATCTATATCTTTTTCATTTTTAGTCTTTTCGCTTTTAGGTTTCTTTCTTGATACTGTGATTTTATTATAATCAAGCTTTTCAATTTCTTCGTTAAAAATAGCTTGCTTTAAAGGAGCTTCTTCTAATTCAATATATTCGCAACTTGCTAATAATTGAGCCGTACCAATAATAAAATAAAATCCTTTCTCATTATCTTCATACTTTGAGAAATCTTTATTAACGATTTCTACATTTTCCATAAATTTAATTAAATCTTTTTCCATAATTATAATCCTTTCTTTTGTTTAATAAATTCGTGTAATCTTCTATCTACCTCTTTAATCGGTAAATATACCTGAGGTATTTCGTTTACTCTTTTCATATCTTGCCAATATTTACGCTCGTCTTTATTTTTTATAGTATTAGGATTAATCGTCCTGGATTTAATAATATCGTATAAAGGCTCGCTTTTAGGAATACTCGACATTTTCTTTTTCATCTCAAATAGTCCTTTATTCATAAATTCTTCATAACTAATATTTTCATATCTACTACAATAAAAAGCGTATAATTGGTCTAAATCTTCCTGATAGCACCAGCAAAATATAGTTTTATTTTGTTTTCTTATTCTTCTTTGATAACTATTCAGCGTCAGTTCTACTGGGAAATTCGTCTTTATTTGCACCATTTATAACTAATTCTCTAACTTTAGCACCAAATAAATAAGCTTCGTTATCGTTCAAGTCTAATTCTTTAATTATTTCCTCTAAAGTCATACCAAATAAAGACTTATAAAGCTCTTGAGCCATTTTATACTGTTCTTGAATCATAAATGAGGCTTCAAATTCTCTATAATTTGTTTCGTCAACAGTAATAGTTCCGTCAGGATTCTTAACTTCAATTACTAAATCCTTTTTAGATTTACCTACGCTAGTTAAATATTCATACATTTTGAATCTTGCCTCAGCGTCCGTTCCCTGTAATTTCTTAGCAAGTTCTACGGTACGTTTAAAAGGTTTTACTACTTCTTTTCCGTCTTTAGTATAATGAAATTCAAAATCATCAAGACTTACTGCTTTAAATTCATATTTAGTCATTGACTAGCTCCTTTCTTATGTTAGCGTCTAATAGACACTATGAATCAATCTATAAATCTACGAGTTACCATAATTTAATCGTCATTAAATTAAAATAAGTTCTTTTTACGCTCTTAAACCTGGAATAACTTATAACACCCGATTAAAGCTCCGTTTGTTTTTTATTCATTAGGTCAGGTTTTCTTCCTTACCTGATTTATAAATCAATTCATACTATCTATTAGCTTATAAACATTATATCATTATTACCATTATTAGTAAACCTACCAACAATCACGAAAACTCGCAGGCTACTAATCAAGAATAAAGGAATATGAGTGATATATGAAAAAACTATACTAATATTACCTCTTAAGTGATTTTTAACATAGTATTACTTTTTACCTAAAGCTACTAAAGAATCGCACCTTATACAATATACGTTACCGTCTTTATTTTGCATAAATAAGCTTTTTCTATGACATTTAGGACATATTATCTTCGGTTTCTTGCCGTAGGTCTTTCTTATATTTAATAAATTATCAATTTCTTTTTGACGTTTTATTTGTCTTTCTAAACTACCCATTATTTCACCTCTTTAAATTTATTACAGGTATTATTTCTTTTACCTACTATTTGTTTTTTAATCTTACAGTAATAACTAGGTATAGAACTATTACCAAATTTATTTTTAACTAAATACTTACAATCCTTACATTTTTTATCAGTTTCTTTTTTTATTACTGGAGTAAATGGTACTAAGCCTTTTTTATATTTTAACGATTCTATAAATTCATCATTAACTACAATATTTTCTTTTTCTATTAAATATCTTTTAACTTTATAATTATTACTAATACTTAATTCAATTTCTTTTTTTCCTATTGGATTATCATTAATTCTATGACACTCAGGACAACCGCTAGCTCCGTTTTCTTTACAACCCTTACCACCTTTAGCACGTGATAAGAATACGTGCATACATTGAGTAGCACCAACTTTTCCACATATTACGCAACGTCCACCGTCACGTTTTTTAATATATTTCTTAGTTTCTTTATCAAAATCCGTCCAATTACTCCTTTTACTCATATATTGCACCTTATACCTCTAAAATGGTAAATCATCAGGATTTATTACCACTTCTTCGCTGAAGTCTTTATAAGGGTCATCTTGATTTATTTCTTTATTTTCTAAATCAGGTTTACCCTCATTTATTGCCTCATCTATTGTTTTAAATTTATTAATAAATATATAAGGTATCGTTTCTTTATATTTGTCACCATTACTCTTAATTCCCTCTTTAAAATAGAAATCAATCCACGCTTGTTCTATATAAATAAGATTTTTTGATTCTAAATTAGTATCTTTAGGAAATTTACATAACATACTACCCTGAGAATAGCTACCGTCAGTATTTTTATGACTTAATCCAATTTTATAAAGTGGTCGTGTAATTTCTACTCCGTCGGCATTAGTATAAGTAATATCGTTTCTAAATATTATTTCTTTTCTTTCAGTTACTACTTGCATAATTCCTCCCTTTCTACGTGTCCGTGTAAATAAATTATTTCGCTTGATTCTTTCATATTTTCTAATAACCATTTATCGCACTTTTCTTTACTTAAATGATTTTCTTGAGCTTGATATTCATATATGTATTGATGATTCTCTTTTTTAGCCTCAATACGTTCTTTTATGCTATCTTCCGTAAAATTAGATTCTACTAAATATAAATCATAATCCTTAGCTATAATTCCCTCTAAAGAATAGGTATCAGTAGCATAAAATATTCTTTTATCGCCTATTTGAATCTTATAACCGCAGTTATCTACGTTATGATATAACTCAACAGGAGTTATTATTATTACTTTTCCTAATATATAACTTTTATTAGGGTCTAATACGTCTATATTTTTAGGATTCACTCCGCAATCTACTAAAGGTTTAACTAGCCAATTACAACAAGCAAATCTTAAAGTAGGTCTTTCATAAGATAATTTTTTTATAGTTGTTTTATTAAAGTGGTCGCTATGAATATGAGTTAGTAGGATTAGTTGGAGGTCTTTATATACTCCCTCCAACTTTTTAAAACTAACTCCGCAATCAACCATAATTTTATCATTAATTACTACTGCATTTCCAACCGACCCAGTACTGATTATTTTCACCTTTTCACTAATCATATAATCCCTCGTATTTTAATTATATCATATTTAGTCTAAATCTTCAAAGCTTACCTTTTCAGGCTCTATTACTTTAGCTTCAACTACCGTAACATCTTTAGCTTCCATTTTATTTAATTTATCTTTTCCTGTTTCTTTAACTTCTATTGTTTCAGTAGGTAATTCTACGTTCATTTCTTCAGCTTCATACATACCTGATAAATCCTCTACAAAAGCCTCACGTAAAGCTCTTACTTTTGCGACCTTTTCTATCATAGTAGCAGGCTGTTTACTCCAGTTACTATTTACTGAGCCGTCGCTTTTCTTTTGTATTGTTTCTTCTAAGCTGACGCTTGAATATATAGGAAATTGCCAATCTTTACGATATACTTTAGCCCACGCTCCAACTAATAATTCGCTAGGTAGTTTAAAAGTTCCTGGACGTTCTATTACTTCGTTTTTATCATTTGTAACAATTATTCCTGATTCCATACCGTTAAAATTAGGATTTAATACTGCTCTTTTAACGATTGCGTCTTTACCTACAACGATAGAAGCAGGCGTTCCTGATTTATATTTAATTAAGTAAGCTTCACGTAAGAACGGATTTAATTTACGTACCTTACATAATTCAGTAAATAACTTAAATTCTTGCATTGTTATAGTAGCGTCAGTTCCTACAATATAATTTTGCACTATGCTAGGAGTTAATCTAATTTCATCTTCGCCAATATTATATTTAACTGTTATTTCGTTCTTTTGATTATTCATAACTAATTCCCTCACTTACTAAGAAATCTTTTAGTTTCTTTAATTGTTCTTTAGTACCTACTACTTTAAAATTTAATTCGTATAATTTTTCTTCAACTTTAACTTCAGCAGGCTTAATTATTTTTTCAACTTTCTTTACTGCTGATTCTTCTACTCTTTTAATTTCTTCGGCTTGTATTTTTTGTTTTTCGATTTCTTCAAGTCTTTTATATCTATCAGTTACTTCAGTTATAGATTTAGATACGTTTAAGTCTTTTTGATATTCTACTATTATTTCGTCTTTATGTTCTTGAGTATCAATTAATTTTAAATCACTTTCAGTTTTATCAATAAACGCTTTAGCGGATTCTTTCAAAGATTTCATACTTGCTGATAGTGTAATATTGATATTAGCTATCATATAATACTTATCTTCATTTAACCAACCTAAGCCTAAGCTTTCAGCGTATTCTTCATAATAACTTCTTACTTCTTTTTCTTTTTCTTCTTTTTGAGCTTTTTCAACCTCATCTATTTTAATTTTTAAAGTATTATCAGCGTCTTTAAATTTATCACTTACATATTTCTTATACACTTCTTCAAAAGCCATATAAGGAGCTAATACTTTTTCCTTTACGAGTTTACGTTGATTCTCTAATTCTTTAAAATCAGCGTTTAAATCAGCTCTTACTTTCTTTACTTCTTTAACAGTATCTTCACTTACTACTAAAGATGTAGCTTTTGCAACTCTAACGTCAATTTCATCACTTAACGTTTTTAATTGTTCTTCTATTATTGGTAGTTGCTTAACAATAATAATTTCATTTGTTTTCGTTTTTTCCATAATTTCACCTTTCTTTTTTTGTCTAAAATAAAAATAGACTTATTGTAAGCGTTGATTTAATTCCTCGTGCTAAGGCTCAACACCTACAATAAATCTATTTTATACCTTAGCACTATAACCATTATAACATAATGGATTTTAAGATTCAATACTTTCGCAATCATCTAACCAGTTATAATCAAATATTGGCTCTTTCATTAATTGCTCCTGTCTTTCTTCTTTTTGTTTAATTAATAATTTTTCATTATCTTTAACTTCTTGTAAAGTTTTAAATCCTGATTTATTCCAATTATTAAGAATCTTACATAAATAATTTATATTAAAAGCTTTATATAACTTACAATATTCAACTGCATACTTTATTACTGATAAATCATTTTTATAAATTTTTATATATTCTTCTAATCTTTCTAATTCTATACTACTCATATTACAATTAATATTATTCATATAATAATTAATAATATCATTTTCATTTACAATTTCATCTTCAATTTCATATTCAGGTTTTGAATACGTTTTGCTTAGGTTTTGATTAGAATTTAATTTGATTATGTTTTGAATAATATCTTTACTATCAATTCCATAAATCCACTCGCCGTCACGATTATTACAATAAATATTTAAAATATTATCTTCTAATAATCCCATATCTTCGGTTTCTTGAGTATATATTAATTCTAATTCTTTATTTAATTTATTTGATAAAGCAATTAATCTTTTTCGTGGCTCTTTTGAAATACCAACTTTATAAGTATCTTTAACTGATTTATCTTTTATTAAATATATAAACCCTGGCTCATTATATAATTTTCTTGTATTACTGTTCTTTACACTTTTGCCCCCTTTAGACCCTGCATTTGCCCTTTTTTCGCTTAATTCACCGTCTTTTACCATACGTTTTTGATATAATTTATCACCGTCTAATATAAGCACTTTTTCTTCGATTAATTGTTCTAAAGAGCGATTAATTGTATCAACATCATAAGGCATTTGTCTAACTAACATATTAGAAAAACAATATATTTTATCTTTTTCTTCACTTTTATATTTTTCCTTTAATGTTATTTTTCCGTATTCTTCGCTTTTATGTAATAAGCACATTAACCTAATATAAACTCCTGTTGCTTCAGCGGAACACTCAGCCAATTTCTCATCAGTTAAAAAGTCCTGCACGTATAAAGGTATATAGGGCTGATTCCTTAAAGCCATATTTTACGCTCCTTTCTTTTTTATTGGTATTAAGACAATCTTATCTTCGTGGACTTCCATATAGAAGCTATTACCCCATTTATCAATAAATGATTTAGGAATAATGACACGATTTTTTTCTTTATCAGCGTTTTTTTGCAACGTGATTACTCTTTCTTTTTCCATTTTGCACCTCCTATCCTCATATTAAATATACCACCAATACCCCACGTTGTCAAAATATTTTTTTTATGTTATTATTATATAAGTAAATAAGGTAAAACTTACTTACTATTTGCGAGTTCTTATTTGTTTTCGTTAGAACTCCTTTCTAAAGCCAGGATTTCACCCCTGACTTTTTTATTTCTTATTTATTAATTACTATCTCCTTTTAATATATCTAATATTTTCCTTACATTGTAATCACTTAATTCATAAGGACTGTAATCGGTTTTGTAACTTTCTATATATTCTATTGCTTTATCTATTCTTTTTTCTAATTTTAATGTATAGCAATTATCTTGAATTATTTTGGCATAATCTTTTCTTAGTTGTTTGTTTTCTTGTTGTAATCTTTTATTATCATTAATTTGCATTTGAATTTCTCTTATAAATTGAGTTCTTCCAAAATTTTTAGTTTTATCATACAACTTATTAAATTGTAATTCTCTTGTTTCAAATTCTTCTTTATTCATTACTAACCTCATATTCCATATTTTCAAATTGTTCTTTTGTTACTATGGATTTTATAACTGGATTTAATTCTTTATCGCTTTTATTAAATTCTCCATTAACTAACATAAAATCACACTTGCCATTAACTAAATTCATATATCTTTCATCTTTATATGTTACTTCAAATAACCTTATTACTCTTTCTTCATATCTTAATGAATAATATTCTATTTTTAATAAATCCCCTTCTTCTATTAAGTCTATTATGTTATAACTAGGTTCTTTTATAATTTGTTCTTCAATAATAACTAAATTATTATCAGTTATATAACTATAATATTTTTCCAATTCATCATATTCTTTTGATTTGATTTTACTTATTTGTATTGGTACATAATGTCTAGGGTATTTAAATCTTACATACATTCCTACTTCTAACTTATTCATTACTATCACCTCCTTAAACCCCGTATTTATTAGTATATTCTCTTTGAAGCTGAGCGTCTAATATTCTTACTTGTAATTTTAACGTATTAGTTTTTTCTTTTGCTGATTCGTACATAGTTTCAGCTATATCACGGGCTTTTCTTAATTCGGCTACTTCGGGTACTCCGTATATTATTTGATTTATTAATGTAACAGGCATATTTTCATCATACTTTAATTTTAAAGCTTCTATTCTTAATTTTACTTTATATTCATATTCAGCGTTATTATATTCAACGCCTTTTATTTTTGCTTGTTCTATTGATTGATTTAATTCTTCAATCTTTTCTTGTAATTCGTTATATAAATCCATTATTTCACCTTTCTTTTATATTTTAAGTACTTAGGAGGTACATTTAATACAGTAATAAGAATCCAGTATTGATTAAATATATAAATATGATTACCGTATATTCTTAAATGTACTTCGTCTTTTGATTTTATCTTATCTAAATATCGCCTAAAGCTTCCGCTATAACAGTTAATAGAATAACCTCTTTTTATTGCAAGTTCTATTTGCCTCTTAGACGTTGTTACTCGCTCCCTAAGACGTTTTTCGCCGTGTATAGTAGATTGATTCATTGTTTATTTAATTCGTCCTGGATTCTTTTTAATTGCCTATCAGCTTTATATTCTAAGAATCCCTTTATTATTTCCTTATCTATTGAGTAAAATTCTACAAATTGAAATAAAAACATTAAATTATCGCTAATTTCTTCGGCTATATGTTTAATAAGATATTCTTCGTATTCGTTATCTTCTTTTTTTGTTTTCTTATATATTTCATATTTCGTTATAGCTTCGCTTAATTCTTGAATCTCACTATACCAGTATTTATGCTGACTTTTTATTCCATAATGATTTATTATTTGTTTATACTTATCTTTCATTAATCCTCCTTATGTAATTTACGCATTATATTACTATTTTTAGAACTGTTTTTTATTTTAGTAAAATTAGTTTTAGCAGTTCTTCCAGGTGATATTTTTTTTACTAAATATTTATCGGTCATTGATTCTTTTAGCTTTAATTCTAATTCTTCAACACGTTTCTTTTGTTTATTTATTTCTTTTTTATAGCCTCCTTTAGCTTTTTTAAGGCTTGTAAGCTTTTTTTCTATATCAGCCTCATATCTCATAGCATATTCTTTAAAATTGCTAAATTCGTCTTGAATTGCTTTAATATGAGCTATATTCCTTTCGTTTTCTTTATGAGATTTATCTAATTCATTAGTTAATTTTTGAATTATATCGTTATATTCTTCAAATTCTTTTTTAAATTTATAATTATTCATTATTAAATTTTGATTTTGTTCTATTAAATAATTATATTTTTTAGTACTTAATATTTTCATTATTTCGCCTCTTTCAATTCTTTTTGATATTCTTCTATTTTTTTATATAGGTCTTTAGGGTGAAGTTTAAAATATACTGCTAATTCTATAACTAATTCACTAGGCATATTTTTAATACTACACGTTCCGTCAGCGTATCTATATAATCTCTTAATATCTAAGTTTAAATCTTTTTGAATTTGATATAAACTTACTTTTTGTTCCTTAAATAACTTTTTCGTACAATCACCCCCTTAAAATTGATTCTATTACTTCACGTTCATATTTACTCATTTTAATTCTCATTTGACCGTCTAATCTTGCCTTACGTTTGATTATTGAATAGGTCTTTAGCATTTCCATAGCTCTATTATATAAGTGATTTAATGTATCAGTAATTTCTTCTTCATTAGTAGCAATCCAATAACCACCATTTAATCCCGCTTGACTACATACTATTTTTTGAAGAACGTCACTTTGACGTATTTCTTGAATATATGACCTAAATATTTCGTTACTAGGAATATTAAAGTATTCCATTAATTCGTTAGATTTAATACGTTTTTCGTACCCTACGGCGTTTTTCTTTAAATAATCGTATATTTGATATACGATAGGTTTATGTTTCTCTACGGGGCTATTTTGAGCCTCGTCAGGAGTAATCCTAACCGCATATATCATTGAATCAACTGAATCGTCGTTGCCAAAGTCTATATTTCGCTCGTATTGAGTAAATTCTTGAATAAAAGTCTTACCTGCTTTCATATTCGTATTTAACATTTTTTTATCTACCATAGCACCCCTGCCAAAAACTTTTTTAATTTCCTTATCTATTTTCATTTTAATTTCCTTTCTATATTTCGCTCATATCATTATCTTCGATACATTGACTACAACAATAACCGCAACCTCCGTTTATCATTTCGGTAGTATCTTCAAGTTCTTCTTCTAAAAAATATTCACCGCATATTTCACATTCTTTAGCGTCATCATAAGCTCCGCTACAATTAGGGCAACCTGAGAATCTATTAATAAATGATCCACCCTCAAAAGCTCCACCAGGAGTATAATCTTCGCTATACTCTTTAGGCTCATCAAATATTAATCCGCAATCCTTACATTTATACATTACTATCTCCTTTTAATATATCTATATTATATTCAAAACTTTTTTTTGCTTCATAATCCTTATTTGTTAATAATTAATAATATGCTTTAAATTCTCCCATAGTTATATCACTATCAATTAATAGTTCTAATACTTTTATAATTCTTTCTTTTAGTTGTTTATTTTCTTGTTGTAATTCATAAATGAACATTCCCATTATTCTTGCATCTCTTAAATGAAAATATCTCTCATAAGCAAAATAATCATCTTCTGCATACCACATTTCTAAATGTTTTATCAGTTCTTCTATATCTTTAAAATGGTCAAACTTTACTTCTTCTTTATTCATTATTCCACCCTAATTCTTCTACTTGTTTATTTATTGCTTTTAATAATTTCATATCAATTATTGTTGAATATGTATCTATTGTTTTATCAAAATCAAAATAGATATGTTTTATTCCTTTTGTATATACTTTTACTGCTAACATAGAATAATTTTCATCACCAGGTCTTTCTTTGTACCCTAATTCTTCAAACATTTCTTTTGCTATCATCTACTATTTACCCTCCTTTATTATTTCTTTAAGCTCTCTTACTTTAATCCTTAATCGCTTATTCTCTTTTTTTAATCTTGCCATTTCCATAGGCTCGCCTAATTTTTCCATAAATTCTTTATATAGCTCGTCTTTAATCGTTTCTTTAAGAGATTCAATTTCGCCCTCTAAAGTATTTATATGCTTTATCATCTTTCTTTTAGACGGCTCTTTATCAGTATCGTAATATTCTTGTAAAAAAGGCTTTCTCATTATTTAGCCTCCCTTACGTATAAGTCATAACCAACTTGTACGTATTCGTAGCCATATTCCTTTATTAATGAATCTAAATAATAATAATTACTATCTAAAGTTTCGGCACAGTAATATCTTTGAGTAAAATTTTCTTCTAAGCAAGCAACATATTTACTTACTAATTCCTTTTCTTGTATTCTTTTATTTTCTTGATAGTTATTATTAGCTATCTTTAATCCTACCCCCGCAATAATAATTAAACCAATTCCTAACCCCGTTTTTAAAATTTTCTTTTTCATTTGTTTACTCCTTTCTTAAATGATTTCTCAACCGTTTTTCTTAGATTCTTTAGTAACTCTTTCATATTTTCACCTTTTCCTTTCAGTAGTTTTCTTCACTACCTGTAATTATATTACCATAAATGGTAATATAATACAATCCCTAAAATGCAATTTATCGTCAATTTGTTAAATTTTTTTATCAATTCCTTATAAATAAAGGGATTCTAAGACATAAAAAAAGAATAATTTTAACAAATTATTCTTTTATTTTATAATTTTATTCTCTTTTCCACGTATTCAGGTTTAATTATTTCTATACCCTTACGAGTTGTTTTACCCGAATATTCTCGCTCAAAGCTTAATAATATATCTCTTATAGCTATTAAATTATCTTTACTTAAATAACCTAATATATTCATATCTATAAGCTCGCTTGTTATTGCTAAGAATCTATCATAGTCATAATTTTCAATTCTATGTAAATAATCGTGGCTTGTATCTTGTCTAAGTATGCAGGTATTATCTCGAGTTAATTTCCCTCCGTTCCTGGCGGGTATTATTAAATGATGAGCCGATAGTTGATTAGTTCTATCAAAAGTATAACCCATAAAATCATACTTTAATTTTTTCATATTATATTCTTCAATCATTATACGAGTAATTTCTTTCATACTTAGCCTCCTGTTATCTAATTACTAATTTTTGACCTGGTCTAATTAAATTAGGATTCTTACCGATTACTTGCTTATTATCAGCATATATCTTTTGCCACGTAGTATTATACTTTTTAGCTATTGTTGAAAGATTATCACCTTTTACTACTGTATAAGTAACTACTTCAGGCTTAGGAGTAGGAGTCGGTGTATTTCCTTTAGGTATTTTTATTTTTTGACCTACTTTAATTAAATTAGGATTAGGAATATTATTATATTCAGCTAATTTTTGATAAGTAGTACCGTATTTAGAAGCTATACCTGATAAAGTATCGCCTTTTACTACTGTATATATTATATCTTCACTAGGAGTCGGTGTTGGTGTTGGAGTAGGTACTGGTGTATCTTTAATAGCAGGATTATAAATGAATCCTCTAAAAGTATAAGCTGATATTCCCCATTTACCATTACCTTTTTTACGAGTTGAATTAAAGAAAGCTTTACCGTTATATGATGATTCACTTGTATATACTGTATTTTCATCAATAACTTTTTCTACAATAGCAACGTGACCCGCTCCGTCGCTTCCGCTTAAAGTAGCTCCGTTTTGCCATACCATAATAGCTCCAACTTTAGCCTTTTGACCTATTTCAAGTCCGTATGTATTTTTAGCTCTTTCAATAAAATTTTCAGCGTTACAGTTAAGGCTAGGGTATTTATTACCGTTAAATCCTGTTTCTTTAGCGTATATTTCGTTAAAACGACCGCAAGCGTAACCTACGCAGTTAGATAATACGTCACATACTGAATCGGTAGGATTTCCTTTAATACAAGTAGAAAAGCCTCCTTTTCCTTTCGTAATATACCATTTATCGTTTTTTCCTGGCTTAGTTGTTCTAATTTCCATAATTATTCAGCCTCCGTTTCATTTTCAATTATAGTATCGCTATCGCATAATACGTCTAATCCGTCCTCGTTAAAAGTATTTTGTACTTCTAATTCTTCAATTTCTTCAACTTTTTCTTTTTCGTCCATATATAAGACCTCCTTTTCTATTTATAAACGTCAAATTTGCAGTTTTTATACAAAAATGACGTTTATTTTCTTATTTTTGCTATTTATTTTTATTTAATAGATTAATTATAAGATTCATTACTGCTGATACACCTCCAGCTAACGCACCTATTAAAATAGATTTTACCAACGCTACGTCAGTTAAATCAGTACTAGGTAAAGTTATAGCTAAAGCTCCTAAAAATCCCTGAATAAATGTTTTAATTGCACGAATGCAAATATCTTTAATTTTTTCTTTCATAATAGTCCTCCTTATTTTTTATGTTCTAATCTATCAATACGAATTTCGTGATCATTTAATCTTTTCTCGTGTTCATTTAACGTTTCAATATTTCCGTTCAATGTTTTGTTTATGCTATCAATGGTCACATTTAATTTTGTAATACTACTATTTAATTTTATAATTGGTGTCATAACGGCAATAAGTGATCCAATAACGCCAAGAATAATTATAATTTGATCGTCGCTCATATTTTCACCTTTAAGCCGTTCTTTTCCATACATATACTGCTAAGTATGGTGGCATATTGTTGTGTGGTTGGTCGCCACCAGCATAATTAATAAACAATTCATTATTGTAATTTGTTGGCTCTGTTGACGTACCAGGCATACCAGCATAAATACCATTTGCACCTTTGCCAACGTATCCAACACCGTGTTTGTGTTTTGGCATTTCATCAATAGTTAATGTATGTGTTTCTTCACCACCTGTTGAGCCTGCACTATATAAACTACCACTTGCAAGTAAAAATTTATCTTGTATTCTTTCCCAAGTTCCACCTATAAAATTTTCCGGATTTGTAGAATTTACACTCATATAAATACTTCCAATTGGATAAATAGAATTTAACAACTGAGATTTTATTATTTCAAATTGTAAATTGTCGCCAATTTCGTTTATTTGAATATCACTTGAATTTTGCAAATATTTTGCCATATTATCATTCCTCCTTTTTAATATTTAACTGGCTCATCACCATAATATACTGGCTCATTGTTATAATATACGTCTTGAGCTTGAATTTTATCTATAATCCATAAATCTTGACGTAATACATATACTTTATTTATTTCAAAATTATAAGTTATAGTTTGATATACTGTATTTTCATCATTACTTATTATTTCAATATTTTTAATTTGTTTAGTTACAAATAATTCAATTTTAGCTTGATAGTAATTAGTTATCTTAGTCCAGTATAAACTATTAACTATATTAGTATTATCTTCATAATTTATTTTATATTTAGTAGCTTTTGCACTATTATAGTCTAATATTAAAGGATTCGATATACTATTATTTATTCTTGAAGCTCCTACTATATTAGAGATAATATTATCAGGATTATTCCTATTTTGCATTATTAAAGTATTAATAAAATTAATTAATAGTTCTTCGTAAATATTAGTTACTACTTCAGTAGAATCAGTATTTAGAATATTATTTGTTTGACTTATTAATTCTTTGTTTTTTATTGTAATATTATTAATAAAATTGTTAGGTACTTCAACCGTAGAAGTAGTCGTATTATTATTTACAACTCTATTATAAAGGTTTCTTGCAAAAATTTCAACTCCGTTACTATCGTATAGTATAGCACTATTACTTACCATACTATTTAAAGCTTGATATGGATTACCATTATAATTTAATCTATTATAAACTTGCTTTACATTATATACAGTATCGCCTATTTGTACGAAAATATTATATAAATTAAATTGTTTTTCAACCATAAATTCGTTCATATATAATCTATCGCCAAAAGAATCTATTTCAACGTCATAAGCATTGTTTCCTATTAATCTACCCGCTACCATTTCCCACGGCATACCGTAAGCTGAAGATACGTCATAAATATAAAATGTTTCTTCGCCTACTTTAAATAGTGAGATAGAAGCTCCTTTGGGGTCATATACTGTATAAATATTTTTAATTTGAGTTATAACTCCATTTACTATATGATATAACTTCATATAAGCCCTAGTATATTCTTCATTAGCTATTACTGTAACTGAGTAATAAGCTTCGTTCATATTAACTTTACGAACACTATAATTTTGAGCCGTATTAAATTGCTCGCCATATAAAGATAAAGTCATAGTTTGACCGCTACTACTATTTCCTGTTAATTCGGCATATTGAAGATTTATAGTATCTGTCATTTTAAATCCTGCTAATTTAAAGCTTAAATTACCCTGAGAATCCCAGGAAGCGAAAGCGTCACCTATTGTTATTTCAGCACCAGTATAAGTATAATCAACCCAATTATTAGTAGAGCCTACGTTAATAGTTAAATCGGTAGCTACTGCGTGATAATTATTATCATTTCCTACTAATAAATATTTACTTTGACCTGGAGCTTTAAGAATCTTAGAAAATTTATGCATATTTGCTGATTGACCCTGTAAATTATAAGATTGCCTTAATACTGCTTTATAATTTTGCTCCGTAGGTAATTTAGCAATAATATTATTTAACATAATAAATCTTAATACGCCATTATTGTTTTCAACTCCGTAAAAATTACCGTCGTCGCCAACTTCAAGAATTTCAAGCATACCTATATTAGTTCCCGAAGAATATTGAGTAATATTTTGAATTATATCAAAATCTTCGTCCATTATAGTAATAAATCCTCTTAAAGTAGTATTTGAAGAATCAGTATAATAAATACCGTATATAACAGTAAATCCTACTCCGTTATTTTTTGCATCCTGACCCTGTAAAGTACCATATATAAAATAACCATAAGGAAATTGACTTGTAAATTCAGTTTCAAAATTATTTTGCCTACTTGTTACATTTGAAAATTTAGGGTAATCAAATCCTGATTCAGTATTATAATTACCAGCTATATAGTCTAATAATTTAGTTTTAAAATCTTCCGTCATATTTTGCCTCCTTAATTAATAAATGGTGAATTTAATATACTATTTAATGTATTATCGCCCTATAAAGTTATTTCGGTAACGTCTAAGTTATCAAATATTATATTTGCTGACGATTCTATATCTATATTACGAGTTATAAATTCATCTTGAGTAATATTACCCTCAGCCTTACGCCTTTGATTATCAAAGTAATTTATAGCTGATTCACTATCATAATTACTTGATAAAGTATAAGTATAAAATATAACTCCGTCGCTTCCTGTTTGAGTAATTTCGGTTTCTTTTGTTTTAACCATATAATCAACGGCTAAATCAGGTACTTCAGGAATATCAAAATATACTTGCTCGCCTAAATTAAATAGGTCATTATCTTGCGTTTTAACTGTTAATATTATTTCGGCAGTACCCTTATATTTAATATAACTTTGAGCTACTTTATCGAGTTCGTCACTTGATAAAACGTCGTTTCTTGTTTCGTATCTTGAAATAGTACCTTTTCTTCCTGTTTGATTAGCTATACGAGTTATTTCATTGTTATTATATACAATTTGACGCCCCTTTACTAAAGGCGTATATACTACTCTAATAACAGTTCCAGCAACGTAATTACTATTTGCTTCTATTGTATTAGTTCCTGGTGAATAATAGAAATCAGCATATATTCCTAATTCCTTTTCAGTATTTGTTCCTACTGTTTTTAAAACTCCATTTACATATATATTTTTTATAACTCCTATTGTTCCCGAAGCTTCAAAAGACGTTTGATAGCCATTTGCTATTATATTTTCGTCAGTATCAATACTAGCGAATACTTTATCACTTATAATAGTTTGTTTATTTCTATAATCTCGAGTACCGAAAGAAAAAGATATATCTATTATATTTTTTTCTTCAAAATATTCTTGAGTATATTGAATATCATCAGCTCTAGGCATTAATTCAGGACTATAAAAATCTATTGCAATAGTATTTTTATCTATAACCCTAGTAAACCATTTAGATATAGATATTTCAGCTAAATATTGGAATACGTCATAAGGAGTTTTATTTAATGTACTATATGCTCCAATTTTAGAAGTAGTATCGTTTATATTAATAACTCCTACTACGAATCCATAATCGGCTACCGAATCAATTACCATTTGTATAGCTTCAGGTATAGTTTTATCACTTATAACATAATCTAAAGTTTCACCCTCACTTAATAAGGCTTTATAATCTAATATTTGTAAACTGCAAAATTTAGGGTCGGTAGGTCTTAGGCTAATATCACCTGAATTTTTTACTAATCCAGCAAATATTAATTGACCGCCTTTATATATTTCGCAGTTTGAATAATCCTTAGGGAAAAAGAAATTACTCGTATAATCTTTACTATTTTCCCAAGCTAAAGGGTAACAATTATTTAAAATTGTAGAAGAAGTTGTAAGCATTTCTTCTTTAATTGAGAAAGTCTTATTACTTACAACTTCAGTTCCACCTATAAACGCAGTTATCATTATTAAACCCCCGTTCCATAGTTAAAGTCATTTTTAGAGCCACCTGAGAACGTTTTAACGTCGCTTACTAATTGACCTAAAGCGTCCTGTTTCATATTGTTATTTACTGTAATATTAACATTAGGACTCATATTTAAACTTGAATTACCGTAAAGGCTAGGTGATAAATCAAACATTGAATCAAATTCATCTTGTAATACGCCTTTTTCATCTTCAAATCCTTTTTCCATACCCTTAACGTTCATAACGCCGATATATTCAAATTCTTTACTAGGTGAGTGGATTCCAAAAATTCCCTTAATTGATTTTAATACACTACTACCGAATCCTTTAATTTTATTAGTAATCCAACCTGTAACGTCCTTAATACCGTTCCATAATCCTTTAATTAAATCTTTACCAACGTTAAATATACCTGTAACCCCGTCTCTTAATCCGTTTACAATAGCTTTTACAATTTGAGGTATATTTTTAACCAAAGTAGGAATCGCTTTTATTAATCCTGTTACTAAAGCCATAATTAACTGAGGGGATACGCTTAATATTTGAGGAATAGCCGTCATTAATCCACTAATTAAAGATTGAATAATAGTAGGTAAATTTTCAATAATAATAGGAATAGCATTTACCAATCCCTGAGCTAATCCAATAATTAACTGAATACCTGCGTCAATAAATAAAGGTAAATTTTGTAATAATACAGGTATTAATCCTAATACTGCATTAATTATTGTAGGAATTAACGTAGGTAGCATTTGAGCCAAAGAGTTTACAATAGCTATTAATCCAGTAATAACTGATTGTAATATAGTCGGTAGCATACCAGCTAATACAGTTAATAATTGAGGTAAAGCACTTACTAATCCCTGAGCTAAAGATACAACGCCATTTACTATACTAGGTAATAATTGATTTAATAATTCAGGTATCATAGGGGCTAATCCATTAATTAATCCTACTATACCCTCTACTACTTTAGGAGCAACGTCGCCTATTGATTTAGTAACAATTTTACCGAAGTTAGTAACTGCCGTTATGGTAGAATCTAAATCACCAGTACCAGCTAATAAGTTAGCTACGGCTGATTTCATTGTTTGAAGTGAGCCTGCGTATGTTTCATTTTCTTTAGCGTAGTTTCCTGCGTATTGGCTAGTCTTATCTAAGAACATAGCATAAGCAAGTTGTACTTGCTCCGCTTTTGTCATTTGACTATAAGTTTTAGCGTAGCCTTTTTCTAAGGCGTAAGCGTCTAGGGTCGTAGCGTTCATAGCGACTCCTAAATTGTCCATCATAGTAAAGTTACCTTTAGCCGCTCCGTTTATTGATTCCATAGCTGAAGTTATATCAATACCCATAATTGAAGCTACGTCACTAGCTCTTTGCATAGCTTGAGCTGATAAGTTCATAGATTCTTCTTGACTAATACCTGACCCCTGCATTAATGAAGCCATTTTATTAATATTAGCCATATAATCATTAGCACTTAATCCCGCAGTTTCAAAAGCAGTTTTACTCATATTTTGTACTTGAGTAGCAAATTTGCCAAATACTGCCTCAGTACCGCCTATTTGTTGCTCTACGTCGCCAGCCATAGTAACGGCTTTAACTGTAACTCCAGCTAAAGCAGTACCAACTACCGCACTACCTTTTAATACGCCTTTAGCAAGACTTCCTATCTTACTGCCTAAATTAGATGATGACTTTTCAATATCGCTAGTATCACCTTTAAAATTAAAAATTACGTCACCGCCGTTCATAGCGTCACCTCCATATATATTTATCGGTTACCTTTTCAAGAGTTGCACTTGATTATACTACTAAGGTAATAAAAAGGAGTGGAGCATTACCTCCGCTCCGTAAAATTAAGCAGTAATTACAGTTCCTTTTCCATTAATTACTAATTCAAGAGCATATTCGCCCTCATCTTCGGCAGCTCCGCCGATTTCACTTATTTTCATAACAACTGGTACTTGATATTTTTTATAAGTTAATACGTCGCCTGTAACGTTTTCAATTAATTCAAATTGAGTTAAAACGTTGTTAAATTGAGCTACTGTTCCGTCTTTAATTAAAGCGTGTAAATTTCCTAACATATTTACAATAGCTCCGTTATTCATATCAACTTTAACCGTTGCACTAATAGTTAATTTAGCACCTGTTACAATACTTCTTTTAATAGCGTCGCAGAATACGTAAAAGTCTTTTTCTTCAGTATCAACTGCTAAAGCTACTTCGCTAGTAGTACAAAAATTAGTAAATGTAGGATTAGTAGAAGTTCCTGTATTGATTGCTAAATTTCTTATAACTTCTCTATTATTTAAAAACCAATTCATAATTTTTCCTCCTTTAGTTTTTATTCGTTATTATTTTTCTCAGTTCTTCTTATGAGATTAACAATACATTTTAAAGTTGAATTATAGCCAATTCTTCGAATATCAGCGTATTCTATCGCTTGAGGATTCGTAAATTGTTGGAATATTATTTGCCATAATTCCTCATACTTAACGTGATTATCGTCAGTATGATTTATAGTAAATCGAACACTTTGACCGATTAAATTACCAATATCAACGGACAAATCTTTAACTACTTGTATGGACTTACCGAATATTTGAATAGAATAATAATTATTTAGAGGCGGACAATCGCCAAAGAAAACAACTTTATTTCCTGATTGTTCTTGTACGACTACTACGTTTGTATCGTTATCATCAGTATTATATTCAGCTTTAAATTTAAAACTACTATTAAAATTTAATGAGTTTAAATAATGAATCAATATAAGATTCTTTCTTTTAATATCTTCTATATTCATTTTAATTTATTCCTTTCTATCGCAGTAGTTACGATTGTTTTTCCGTTTTTTTGCCAGTACCTTTTATACCACTCAGCATTAGTTCCTGGAGTAGTCCATTTAGTATTATCAGGCATATTCCATACATATTTAGCGTAGTCGGTATATGAGCCTATATAGTAATTACTATTACTACCACGGACTCCTGCACTTTTTGACGTGCCTCTTAAACGACCCGTAGCTCCCATAGGAATAGTAGGGTAAGACATATCTAAAGTCATACTCGCTATTAAATACATAGTTTTATCGGGTACATCTTTAATTAATTTATCTTTAGCTCCTGGATTCCATTTAACCGTTACTTCGCCCATTATTTAACCACCAATATATAATTTTCTACTCGATTAAATAACCAGTTATCTTCTACTCTTAAAACAGTATGGACGATTCCGTCACTATATTTTCCTAAAAATATTAGTTGGTCGCCCTCTCTTACGTCAACGAATCTTGATACTTGATAATAACCTGTCGCTTCAGGTGTAGTATAAATACCGAATTTTATCGCTTGTTCTACGTCATAAGGACATACCTTAATAGTAACTTCTTCTTTATTTTGATCGTCATAGTATTTATTAGATTCTTCACGATTATATTTTATTAAGGTGGCTTTCATACCATTTATTAAAAACATATATTAAACCTCCTTAACTGCCAAAAGGCAAGTTTAAACCCATATTAGAATTAACAGGATTACCTCTATATAAATAGCCGTTATTAGCTAATATACGTAAGGCTAGGGTAGAGTAGTCGCTTTTTAAATCAGCTTCCATACTGCCCGCTTTAATTCTTTTATCTACGTCAACCATTGGTATATCGTGTTCTAACATAAAACGCATTTGTTCCATAGAAGCGTTTTTAATAGGCAAAGGGACGCTATTTGAGTCAAATTTAGCGTCCCTATATATTAAACCTATTTGTGAGAATATCATCTCACTTGAAGCCTCTATGTACCAATTAGGAACGTCAGCTGAAGAATATTCAGTATATTTTGCTAAAAATTCTTCTTTTGTGAAAAATTGCATATTCTCACCTCACTTTACTAATTGCTTGCAGGACTAATTGTAATTTTACCTGTCATAGCATTAGAGTAGTTACCGTAAGCGTCAACTCCATAAACTGCTACGTCATATTCGCCAGCAATAGTTGGAGTTCCTGATACTGCTCCAGTAGTAGAATTAATTTCTAATCCAGCAGGTAAACCAACGGCTAAGAATTTAGTAACTCCAGTTCCAGCAAAAGCTGTTGTATGAGAATATACAGTACCTACTGTACCATTATCGAAAGAACCATTACTTAAAGTTACTACTCCTTTAACTAATTTAATAACTGCTTCAGGTCTAACAACTTTAGCACCAAATAAAATAACACCCTCAACAACATAATAACCAGGGAATCCAGGGTAATTGCCGTTAAATTCGTTAAATTGACTAAAGAAAGCGTCACCAACAGTTCCTACTTCATTAGCGAAGTAACCTACTGTATTAGCTGAATCTAATACGTCACTATTAATAGGGAAAATAGAAATACCGTAAGCTTTAGCTATATCGCCTCTATCTACTCCCTCAACGCCTGCCATAGTTTCATATTTTAATACTGAAGTTAAAGCAGTAACTAAATTTCCGTATTCTTCAGCTTCTAATCCTAATAGATAATTTTCATATACTTTTCTATTAAATAATTTAGATTTTAAAGCATTTAATAGTTTAATATAAGCGTTATTATCAGCAGGATTCCATACAATAACTTGACCTAGAGAATAAGCTAGGCTTCCGTCAGTACTACCGATAATAGAGTCAGCGAATTTATCGTAACCGTATTTATCTATCTCAGTAGCATTTGTAGAGTCTTGTAACTCTATTTGACCGTCAACGGCTTTTTTCATACCGCTATTAGTCATCATATAAGATACTCTAAAAGAGTAATCAAGTCTTAATTCAGTTAAATCAACAATATCGCTTCCATAAGTAGCTAAAACTGGTGATAAAGCTTGAGTTAAGTCAGGACTATTTTTTGTACTGTTTGTAGCAGTAGCATTTTGCTTAGCAATTTCTATTGTAGGAGTTCCTGCTTGACGAATTTCACCAATATAGGCAGTATTTAAGAAATTCATAAATGAAGAACGATACAATAAATTGTCATAGCAACGTTTTACAACTGATTGTAAATCAAGATTTAATGTTCCATAATTCATAATTTTTTCCTCCTTATTTTATAAATTATTTATTTTCGATAAACAAATCACTAACTTTAGTCTTACGATTTACCGTAATTTCCTTTTTAGTTATTGTTTGATTATCGCTTCCGCCTGTTATTCCTGCTTCATTAGGTACAGGTGGTACTTCGTTAGGTTTACTTTCAGGAAAATAAGTTGATTTAAAACGCTCAGCCACTTTTTGAATAGCGACTTTATCGTCTTTTTCGTCAGCAAATAAAGAATCTCTTAATTTACTAACTTCGTCAAATTGTTCTTCCTTAAAGCCTTGACCTATCATTGTTCTTTCTAAAGATAATCTTTGATTACGTGAAGTTAAATCAGTATTACGTTTTTCTAAGTCGTTATACTTATTTTCAAGTTCTACGTATTTATTAGTAGATTCTTTTAATTGAGTATCAACTGCACTCTTTATTCTCGTATCTACTTCTTTTTCGTCAACGTAACCCTTTCTTAAATCTTTAGTAAGAGCCTCAATATCGAAATCATCATTTTTAATTTCGATATCTTTGTTTTTTAAATATTTTTCAATATTCATATTTTTTCCTCCATTTTCTTTTTTAAAAGATATGAAGTGTCGCTAGCTAAGATAAATCCCCTTTTATACGGTGTAGTATTATCATAAACCGTTGAAGCTACTTTAATTCTTTTATTTTAGAATTTAGATTTTTTATTTTTCCGTTGATTTTATCAACTTCATCATAATTTCCTAAATCCTGAAATATTTTTTTATCAACCTTTAAATTAGTTCTTTCTAACTGTAAAGATTGTATTTTTTGATGATTCTCGTAATATTCCGCCCACTCATTAGAATTATATTTATCAGCTTGAATTTGACTTGAATCCCAGTATATAGTCCATTGGTGTTTACAGTTAGGGTGACCTACGCCCCCGTCAATCGCTATTGATTGAGGCGGGTACTTTTTGCTTTTTCCACTAACGGAATATACCTTACCCTGATAGTCCATACATAACGGACACGCTCCAGGGTGAGCGGGTAAATATACTAAATCATTTCCTAATAACTCACTATCATACAACGTTCTATTCCAGCCTGAGCGGGTAAGATTCGTATTATAAAGCATTGAATTATAAGACGCTATATTATGATAACTTCTTACGCTTCCGTCTTTATTATAATACGGTATAATAGCTTGCATTTTATCATACTTATTTACTAAGTCTTTTAAATATGTTTCTTCATCAACAAATCCATTATTTAAAGTCTTTAATCGTCCTTTATAATAACTTTCAACTGTCTTTTGATATTTAGTC